CCCGCGAGTTGCCAGTACGTCAGCAGGCCACTGCCACTGGTTGTCCGGACTACCCGCCATAAACCGCAGGTCATCAAGTTCGTTGCTGCGCGAGTCGCTGTAGGCATCCACCGCCATTGTCATGCGCGAACGCATGGTGGAGAGCATATCGCTGTACTCTACGTCATCGCCCCCACCAACATCGGCAACCTTGCCAACCTTGTTAATGCCGGTGTAGTCAGCCATTATTTTTTCTTACCTTTAGGGGTGGACTTTTCAGCTTCACGCTTAACAGCATAGGCAATGGCTACGCTTTGTTTAATCGGTTTTCCCGATTTTACTTCCGCCGCAACATTTTTACTAAATGCAATTTTACTTGAGTTTTTGATAAGTGGCATTTTGTGGGCCTCGTTCAACGTAATCAAGGATAACATCAATGTGTTTCTCAAACCATCCTAGCCGAGTGTTGCATTGCTGGCACAAAACGCCTCGATAAGTTTTTGGTATTTTATGGTCAATGCACATTTTGCTTGCTTTTTGGCCGCAAATTTCGCATTGTTGTGACCGCAAATACGTGGTTTCTTCAAGACTTAGCCCATATTTTTTCTTGACATCATACCGAAGCTGATTTAACCGCAAGTTTGCAGGCAACGTCCCATTGTTTGCAAACTTGTGTTTCATTACTTCTTCTTCGCCGTCTTGGCAGAATTTACAAAATCTTGCTTGCTAGGCGCTGCCTTGCTGCCGACTTTGTTCATCTTCTCGCCAGAGCCAGCCTTGATACGGGCTTGTTTGGCGTTAATGTTGGCATAGAGGCCGGGTTTAGCTGATTTCATGATTTCTTCCTTGCCATAGGTTTGTGAAGGCTAGGTTCCATCTTCTTTTCCATAGCGGCATAGGCTTTTTTGCTTGGGGCCATTTTCTTTTCAGCAGCCTCCATCTTTTTGGATTCGCCTTTGCCAAACGGGTTCATTTTCTTTGTAGCCATAATTAGCACTTCCATCGTTTAAGCGCAGCTTTAGCACGTTCGCCATCCTTGGCATTCGCCGCTACTGCACCCATTCTTGCACAAAATGAATCCTTGCGGCCCTGATCAGCCTTGGTCTTGGGGTTAGGCGCAGGAGCCTTCAAGTTAGAGCCAGTGGCTGCATTGTAGACAGCCCTACCCTTGGCAGTCAAACCAGCGCCCTTGGACGTTGGCAGCTTCTCGCCACGCCCAACTGATAAAGATACGCTTTTTTTCATGACCCCATCCATCCAGTAGACACCGCCGAGTGATCCGAGTACCTACGAGGCGCGGCTTCACGGTACTCCCGATGCGCCACAGGGAAAGCAAACGTCACGCAGATTGCATCCGCAGCGTCTGGACTAGCTAAACCCCGTGCTTTCATTTCTTTCTTGCTCTCCAAGAAGATCGTACCCCGTGAATCAGGCTTCATCAGGGGGCTAATCAAGTCTGTCTTCAAAAACCTATCCTGCGGAATACTAGCAGATTTCAACCAATCTTTCATATCCCCCCACATCTGCGCCCTCATATTTCCATACATTATCGGGTTTTTGGACTTGTTCCCAAAGTTTACACCCTTGATCTTGTACCGCTGCTCCTTGAGCCTATCCACAATCCCCGCCCCCAGCCCACCCTCATCAATCACCACCATCGCAGGCTTGTACTCTTCCATCGCCTCAATGATATGCCCCACCACCGTCATGGTGTCATCACCTCTATACTTCTTTATAGACACAATATCCCGCCCCTGCCGCACCGCAATCACCGTCGCATCCGCCCCAAACCGCGCAGGATCCACGCCAATGATGATTGGTGCTGAATTGTCCTTGTACTTAGGCCGCTTCATCGCCTCATCCACCACATCTGACGGTATAAACTGGTCATCCCCCGCCCGTGGGAACTCACCATACACCTCAACGTGCGCCTGGGCGCTGTCCGGCCCGTACTCATCAATAATTCGACCATAAACCGCCTTGTCCGTACCCTCCACCGTCCGCGCATCCACCACCTTAGTCACCCAAAAGTCCCTCTTTGAGTGAAAAGTCTCGTAAAAGTACCCTGTATTGCGCCGTGGGTTGCTAAACGCCAGCCAAAAACGATTCGGCGTGTTTTCCGTGAAGAATCCACCAGTAACAGACCAAATCGAATCGTCAATACCACTCGCCTCATCAAAAATCACCAGCACACCATCAAAATTATGCACACCAGCATAGGCATCCGGGTTCTCCGCTGACCACAGCCTACCTTCTACACCCCAATACCTCGTACCCTTCTTTAAATCCTGCTCCACCAGGTCAGTCAACCACTTCGCAGGCGCCACTCGCGTTGCGCTAACTTCAAACCAGTGGCTGTTCAACCCCATAGCCAGCCACTTGGTTATCTCCGCCCAAGTAATGCTGCGTAACTGATTCTCCGAGTTAGCCGAAATGATGGTTGTCGAGCCAATCCTTGTCGATGCCATCCATATAGTCAGCCATGACACTAATGCTGACTTACCAATACCACGCCCAGAAGATATTGCTTCCTGCAATACAGAGTAGTCTACTTTGCCATTATTCTTTGCAATATGGTCAGTAATATCTTGCAATACTTCCCTCTGCCATTTTCTTGGGCCAGAGAAATACTCCAGTGGAGTACCCTTAACTCCCCAAGGAAACAAATACTTAACAAAAGCCAGAGGATTATCTTTTAATGCAGGACTCCAAAGTACCGCCATTAACTCTTGTTCATCTTCTGGTTTATATATTGTGGTTTGCATGGTGTGAGTATGTTAATAAAAAATAAAGCACGATAGTGCATGGAGGCGATGGGTTAAATATATATTAAAAAAATAAAAAATGTTCGTGAACGCTCCGTAGCCGTGACCATCGGCGCTCGGCCCTGCCACCCCCCCCAGTAAGCACTCACTAACATCCTGGTTAGTAAGCACTAACTAACATCTGCATCGTCCTGTGCATCCTGTGCATCGGATTGTGCAAGCCGCGGTGTAACGTCCACAACGTCCACAAGGCGTGACTGTGCAGCTTGCAAGGCACCTGAAATGCTGATGCGGGTATCGCTAACGCTCACGTCTAGACGGTCGCCATAGATTTTTGGTGCAAGCTTGCTGAGAAACCACTTGCGGGTATCCACCTGTAGCTGGCGTTGGCGGACTAGAGCGTTATCGGTCGCCCCGTTATCAAGTACAGGCACGGGCGCATCCGCTAGTTCTAAGATTTCATCAGCCATCTTGTCTAGCAAGGCTTGCCTAGCGCGAGCGTATTGTTTCGCTAGCTCAGGGTCGGCGTCAACCGCCCGAAGGAACCTAGCGGGGTCTAGGCCTGTTTTAATGCATGCCTTGCGAAGTGACAACCCTTCAGACACCATTAGGTCAACCGCCAAGTTAGACAGTTCTGCCCTTTGATCTGTTACACCATACATGTTAGTAACCCCTAACTTAATTTACTAACCACTTGGTCAGCAATGGGTGCATTTTAGCCATGCATCCCTTTACACAATGCACATATCCTTAGGATATATGTGCAAAATGTGTAAGAAACGGGCTGTTTTGCCCAAATCTTACACAATGCACAATGTATGAATTGTGTAAGAAATGTAAGGGTAAACACCTAGTAAATAGTGCGATAAAGATTGTTGCACCATGCTTGACTGCGATAGAATCTGTTACATGGTGAAGCAATAGTGCAGCACCTAACTAAGGATAGACATGGAGAACAAAACGGTAGCATGGTCCACAATGCTGCAAGATGCAGTCACTCAACCCGGCATCATCAGCAGTGCATACAGCGCATTCCACAATTACAGCATGGGAAACCAGCTACTGGCATGGTCCCAGCTTACAGCCCGTAATATGGGTTTGTCACCACTGGCAACCTACAAACGATGGTCCGAGTTGGGACGGCAAGTCAAAAAAGGCGAAAAAGCCATTGCTCTGGTTATGCCAGTTACTATCAACAAAAAAGATGGTGCAGGCGAAAAGACTGGTGAATGCTTCCAATGGTTCACCCTTAAAAATAACTGGTTTTCCCTTGATCAGACCGAAGGGGCGGAATTTGCCAATGAAACCATTACGCCAGCATGGAATGCTGATAAGGCATTGCAAACCCTTGATATCACATTGATTAGGTTTGATTCAGCATCTGGCAATTGCCAAGGCTATGCTACTGGCAAAAATATCGCTATTAACCCAGTTGCTGCACTGCCCCATAAAACACGATTTCACGAATTGGCGCATGTCGTGCTCGGTCATACCCTTGAGGGCACCATGTCGGATGACGAACGGACCCCAAAAGACATTCGAGAAGTTGAAGCTGAGTCGGTAGCTTATATATTGTGCTCAGTGCTCAATCTGCCAGGATTGATTGAATCAAGGGGATATATTCAATCATGGTTATCTGGTGCTGAGATTAGCGATAAGTCAGCACAGCGCATATTCGGTGCTGCTGACAAGATTCTGAAAGCTGGCGCGTAATTAACCTAATGCTCTGCGAGCCAGGGCATTGTGGCAATTATGCCAATTAACCTAGGACAATCATGGAACACGCAACAATCGAAACCACTACAGCCACCATTGACAATGATCTAATGATCATGCCCGGTCATCTTGCAGCCATTGCCATGTTTGCAGCCAAGAAAGATATCCGGCATTATCTAATGGGCGTATGCATTGACACCGGACCTGCTGGCGCGTTTTTAGTCGCTACTTGCGGCCATGCTATGGCAGTGCATCAGATCGACAATGTGGCTCGGCCTGCTGGTCAACTTATCATGCCACTGGTGCCACTTGCCAGCATGATCAAGGCAAACAGGCGCGTCGGTATCAAACTAACCCTGCCTGCTGGTTTTGCAGGAACCTATAACAACAATACCCGTGCGAAACGTCAGGTAACGCTCGAATCACTCAAGGGTGAAATTTCCATAGTGCCCGAAATGGACGGTATTTTTCCCGACTGGCGCCGGGTTGCAAAGTATGACGATGCACCATACCCGCAGCAAGTGTTCTTTAATCCTCATTACTTGGTTCGAGTTGCCGATGCTGCGGACCTGATCAGCGAGCGCAAATTCTCGGTCCAGGTTCGCCCAGGTGGCACTGGTGTAGGGTTTGCCACTTTAGACCATGAGGGGAAGACGGTGGCGTATGTTATGCCGATCAGGGGCACCATTGACGATCTGCCTAGCAAACCCACAATGAACTATTGATCAAATAACCCTTTAACCCTTACCCTGTAAGGGTTTCTAGCTATCATTTTAGGAGTGAACGACATGGAATCATTGTTTAACGTGTGGGCAGATGGTCAGCATTCAAAAACCACCATCTTGGCAAACAGTATGCCCGATGCACTTGATATATTTTGCGCCCGACATGGGTTTATAGACCACGCCGACTATTGCCAAGAAAAGCAATTGACAGAATCCAATATCAACATTCAAGAGGTCACAAGGTGAAAAAACTATTGTGGACCCTGATCCAAGGCCTTATCGGCGCTGCCGTATGGGGTCTACCCTTTGCTTACTATTTTTGGAGTATGAAACCATGAGTTGCTATTCTGTATTTGACCAAAAAACCAATAAGCAAATTCGGGTATTTCATTACGATATTTTGGTTTCAGATGATTGGAAACGCGCAAAGCGTTTGGCGTTTGACATGGCACAAGGTATGCACAAGGGAGGGTATCCCTGCACTGTGGAGCAATTCCATATGTCTAGCATTGTGGGCAAACAGATTTTTAACACCAATGAGGCAACAGTATGACCTACGATGACGATTGGCGCGACGATGCGCGCGATCAGGCCAGACTCATGGCCGATGATGGCCCCGACGACTCAGAGCCGGGTATCTGCCCTGCTTGCAATGGCTCGGGAGAGGGCCAACACGAAGGGACTACTTGCTACCACTGCAAAGGGGCAGGGGAATGCTAGACCACGACATTACCGACAAAATCCACCACCTAATGCATAAATATGCATGGTGCCACCAGGAGGCAATGGAGTACCTGTATTACGAACCGCACGACCCGGTAGACTGGCTCGGCACCCGGTGGGAGGGTGAACCATGCTCTTAGCCGCCCTATTTG